GCTTCAACTTCTTTTTCAATGACTGGAGCTGGGGATGAAGATTCAAAGATTGCTCTTGCTTCTTCAGATTTTTTATTTGCTTCTTCAACAGATGCAAGTTCAGAAGTTCTGGCATCGATTTCAGACATTCTGTCATTCATCTTGTCCCAAGCTTCTTTTTCTGAAGCATCAAGTGATCTTTCCTCTTTGATCTCACGATCGTTGAGTTCTTTCATTTGATCCCAGAGATTGGCTCTTTCCTCGTATAGTTTTTCAACTATTGGATTGCTCATATTTTTCTCCTTATATGAAAATTTGGACAAGTGAATTGTGTTCGACTTATCCGAGTCGGTTGTTAGGCAATAAAGACTGATTTATCATCGAGTCTCTATCTTTGTTTATAAATCTTTCGATTTGAGAAGATCTAATCTTCTTTTTCTAGCTTCTGCATTAAAAACAGTTTCATTCTCTTCTGTGAGAAGTTCTTTTAATGATCCTTGATTGTTTGCTTCAACTAGATCACGAAGATCAAGTCCACTTAGTTCAGCTAAACCTTTAAATGATCTCTCAGCTGTGACTGATGAGTCTTGATACGCTGGGAATGGTGTTGGACTAACTTCATAAAGTCTTGTCTCTAACACTTCTCGCATAACTGGTTCAGATGAAGATTCTGGCACTGACCATCTCTCTTCAATAACATCAAAACCAAAAGATGAGTTTGTCACATCGCCTCTTTCAATCATTTTGAATGCTGATCGATGATGTGTGATATCAAGATCCAAATTAACTTCATAATGAAGTCCTTTTGCATCTTCTGTGAGTTTTAATGTTCCAGCTCTCTTTGATCCAAGAACTAGATCAGTAGAGTGGTTGAATAAAGCTTTTATGTCATCCCTTGAGGTTTGTGTTCCTCTTTCTTGTAGTGTTTTAGTGAATGCACCTTTTTTGATCTGCTCAACAAAACCTCCACCAAGCACTTGAGAAGACCTATCAAAGATCGAAGCATATCCACTGATCACAGCTTTTGAGCCATCTAATGCTCTTGCTTCAAATTCATTGACTATATATCTCACATCGTGAGTTGGTGTTGGTCTGACTTGTTTAGGTTCTGAACTGAAGATTTTTTCGTTTATCTTTTCCAATGTTCTTTCTCCATTATTGTCTAATTTTTCAATCTCTCGATCTGCCCAAGCAATAGTTCGATCAGCTCCTTGAAGCATTGCACCAACAGAAATCTCTGCTGATCCAGATCCCCAAAGCCAGTGTGCAACCACACCAGCACTGATCTCTCCATCTTTAACTTGTTCAGATTGAAGATCACCTCTGTGCCTTTTTATCCACGCACTGAGTTTTCTTAACTTTTCCTCGGTGATTGATCCTCTTGCCAACAGTCTTGCTTCGCTTTTTGTTGCATCAACAAGTCCATCTCCAGCAAGATCTAAGTTGTCTAAACCTCTTTGAGCATTAGCTTGGACATAATCTGGCACATTAATATGCTCTGATCGTTCCTCAGCTCTATTAAGCATCTTGTCATCGTATTCTTGATGAGTTTTGCAAGGCATATAGAGAACCTCTTCATCAATTTCCATTTCGTGGAAAGATGTTTCATCAATATAACAACCAATGACTTTTGCTTTTTCTAGTGCTTCTGATTTAGATCCAAATTGATCTTGCTCTGGATATGGCATTAAATTCCTTTAATAGTTTAAGGCATCACGATGAATTGCCTTTTTATAATGTTCATCACTCCAATTCTCAACACCATCAATGGCATTAACTTTTGCTGGAGAGAAAATGGATTTGGTGTCCATCTTTTTATATTGATCCTCAAGGTCTCTTTCAGTATTATTCCAAGCGACTTCAAGTTCATCTATTGACCAGACTTCTAATTTTTCAGTCAGACCAATAGTTGGTGTCCAATAAGATGGATCTTGAGCATTCAAACCACTTGCATAAGCAGTTGGATAAATAAACAGCTCAAATTCAATTAAACATTTAGGAACAAAGTGATCTTTTGCATAATCTTTAACTTTTTGATTATGTGGATCAACAACATATCTTTGATAATCTCGATAAATGTCATAGTCTTGGTTCTTAATGTTTCGGCTTCCCTTAACTTCTACAAGCTTATTAATAAGACTCAGAGATCCATTTTTATTTCTTTTCCAATAAAGAACTGAATAATCTGGTTTATAGAATTTGGGATCGTGTGTGAAAGCGACTGCATTTGGTATGTGATACTCAAATGGATCAAGACCGAATCGTTGATATGATCCAACCTGTCCAACAAAGTCTTCCCATTTCCAACCTTGTTCAAATCGCTTAATATTGTTTAGAGACATATCAAACTCAAAACACTCCTCACCGAAGTTTCTTGAATCAATATTTTTCTTGAATCGTTGGTGATCTTTTCCAAAGATACCAAGCATCTCTTTTGTTTTGTTTATATCGTTTTCGATATTGGAGGGATCAGCGATCCTCCATTGGTGTCTTAATGACATATAGTCCATTCCGACTTAGCGTATTTATTCGGATTGGTCTTCTGTGTCTTCCACTGCAATTTGATTCAAGTTTTGCAGATACGAATCTCCAATTTCTGAATCAACTGGTGAAAGATCTTCTTTAGCTCGAATTTCATTCACTGATAAGAACCCAGCATTTCTGCCAAGATTATAAGCTTCATAACGAGCTTTGATATTTGCACGAAGCAACCCAGAGACATCTATTCTTGCGAATTGATTTCTTGGGAGCAACATTGTCAGTGCAGTTTCCACTCGGTTGATATAGGGGAGAAGAGTCAGTTCATAAAAGATTCTATTCTGCTCCTCGATACTAGATCCGAGCTTCGTTGTTTCCGACAGATCACCGATCAAATATGCTGGGACTCTAAAAAGTCCACAGATCTCAGATTTAGTGTATTTCCTAGATTGTAGGAACTGCATCTGTTCGTGATCGAGAGCAAGTGGTTTCCAAGTGCTTCCCTCTGTCAAAATTCCAATATTGTGAGCTTTGTTAGATCCTTGATGCTTTCTATTAAAAGATTGCTTAAAGATTCTCAATTGCTCTTCAGTAGGAGTCGAGTTCATCTCTATAACGCCAGAGAGAACAGCTCCATTCCTAAAAAATGTCCCAGCAAACTCATCTTGAGCTAATGCTGATCCAATTGCTTCTGATCCAGCTTCAATTGGGGACAATCCATAGTCTGATCCTTGTTCAAAGTTCTTAATGTGAACAATCTCACCAGATGGATTTAAAACTGTGTATCTTGTGAACTTTTCTTTGCCATTGTATGTGTAGATCGCTTTCCCATTTTTTCTTTCAATCATCACATCATCTGGATGCAAGTTATATAAAGAACTAGGGAATCCATTGCGATCTCTTGAGGTGATTAACCAATAAGAGTTTCCATAAAGGCACAATGAATTGATTGTTCTGTGCATCCAAGTGAAAAGATCAGTTTCAGCATTAGGCATTCCATTAACTTGATCTAAAAATATTGGAGGGGCAGTAGGTTCACGATAATCTTGTGTTTTTCTATATGTTTTTACTGGCATTGTGGCAATAGAGTCACTGATCAGCGAAACACACGAATAAACTGTTGAACTCTGTATTGCAGATGATGGATCAACTGCTTTTCCAGAGCTTGTTTTTGTTTTGTCTTCTAATCCCAGATTGAACAATGAAGCATCAATGTCTCTGGTTTCGACATTTGGTCTAAAAAATTCTAATAATCTCATATTCTCTCAAAATCAAACAGCAGAGCGATTGCAATTAAGCCAAGTCCAACAACAAGCAGTCCCACTTGTGTTGAAACTAAAAATGCCGAGACAGACACGCTTATGAATCCCACGCTGAAAACGATTAAATTATTTAACATCTCTAATCCTCTTATAAACTTATAAATTCTGGAGCTTTGCTTTCTGGTTCTGGATCTTCTCTTCTTAGATCCGACCATCTATCAAAAACCATTATTGAAGCAATAGCCAAGTCAATCTTTCTTGCAGATGACTTGTTTAACTTTGTGACAAGAGTTCCTTGTGGAGTCTCTTTAGGCACACAGTTGATTAAATGTTGAAAGAGATCAAAATCACCATCGTGAGAGAGATCTTTTTCTAATACAGCTGTATAAAACCTGGAGGTTGCCTCTGCCATTCTTTTTCGATAGTTTCCCTCAAAATAAAGGATCAT